ATCTGGACCACCTGGAGCATCACCATTGCCATCACCACCACCACCACCACCGCCTCCCGCTTGGAGATAGGCATTATATTTAGTTGCATGAGGACCAGTCGGATATAAATTATAATGCGTCGATGCAAAATTCCAAGGGTTGGCATAATTTTGTCCTGCATTCTGCCCCATCCACCATTGTGCATCTTTAAGTTGCTTTCCCTGTAACTGAGATGGATCTTGTTGATACTTATTAATAGAACCCCATGTATCATACAAACCCTGGGTCCCTCCTCCACCTCCAGGAGAAAAGTAGTCATAATATCCTTGGTAATAGTCTTGGTTTGGCATAATTATTATCTCATCCTATTGGTTAACATAACTATTAAGTAAATCATCATCATCATCATCATCATCATCAGTTGGGGGGGTGTATTGGTCTGCCCATATTGTTTCTGACGGGGCATATGCTCCTGTAGCCTCATTGAACATACCAGGCACAATCATGGCTCGTCTACCATTTGCATTTGGGAAATTCCAAGGAATGATGGATGGGCGTTGAAGTGCCGCCTCTACTCGTTTATCATCCTCCTCTGCCCTCTCTTCCTCTCTTCTATCCTGTTGAAGTTTCTGACCGAACATGAACAATTGCAGCCATTTCATCAAATCCCCACCAAGTAGTGTCGTCAAATCCATAATACCCTCTCTCCTATTTATATTCCCAAACGATTACAATACCTGCAGTACCCGCCGTACTACTTGAGCTTGATCCAGCATCCCCTGTGCCACCACCTCCGCCTGAACCATACCCACGCGCATTGGTAGCACCATAGGAATTCGCCCCACCACCGCCACCCCCTCCTAGCGGGGAGGATGCTCCCGTACCACCTCGATAATTATAACTATTGCTGTCTCCACCAGCCACACCATCCCCACCAGCTATATTCACATCCCCCCCAGTTGCTGATCCACCCTGTTGACCGCCCCGACTATTCACCGTGGCAACATTCCCCCCACCGCAGGTAATTGTATTAGTTCCATCAGCCCAGCTAGATGTTCCTCCTGACCCACCCGCTGTGTTATCCCCTCCAGCAGAACCAGCCGCACCTACTGTTACAGTAGATGATGCGATAGAGGTTACATCAATAAATTTTTCAGAATAACCTCCTGCTCCACCGCCACCTCCAGACTGATCCGAGCCACCACCACAGCCACCCCCACCACCACCTAAGACTCGTACAAAAACCTTCTTAATTCCTGATGGTTTTGTCCATGTCCCACTTGATGTGAAAACCTGCACAGAGAACAGACCACTCACATCCGTTACTCCGGAGCTATCCGCCTTTGAAGAAATTGCAGTTTCTAAGGCGGTAAACTCCGCATCAAAATCTGCGGCGTAAATAGTGGCTCCTGATTTAGCAACATTAGTCCATGTTCCTACTTTTGTATAATCACTCATTAGCGTATCTTCCCTATCTTAGCTACAATATTTAAATTTTGTAGGCTGGCTTTAAAACCCTTAATTTTTTGCGTTAATTCAAACTGTAGTACTTTCCCACTACTTCCTAAACTCTTCTTATACTCCGCCATGCCTGCAGTACCTGCATAAGCAATAGGGTATAGTGCATTACTATATGTACCACTACCATATTTAAAAACAACAGTTACGTTTCCCGTACTATTCAGAGGCGTTGTACTAAATGTGCCTGTCGTTCCTATACTATTATAATCATAATCCCTATACCATTTTAACTCTGCAGTTCCATTCCTCCCCCCATATATAGATAGGAAGGCGCGTTTTAAAAGTTTAGCTATACTAGGATTACCAAAATTCAACCATGTCGTTCTCATGGTTGCATAATAAGTATTCTCTGTTGTTGTCCAACACTTGCTATTCTGCCATGTTCCACCTGCTGTTGAACACGCGCCAGAAGTGCCGTAAGTAGAAGTAGTATCCTCTATCTCCTGATCAAAATACCCCTCCAATTTTCCCACCCTACCCGCATATTTCGTATTCCCTAAACCAACATACATATTAGTATTCTGTCTGGAATAAAGAGCGGTAAGCTCCTTAGTATCAGCTAATGAGAAACATGTAACACGGGGCGTTCCATCCTGATTGGGAATTTTAAAATCAAACAGGAATGATGCCCCAGTATCCGGTAGGGAGAGGAGGTAAAAACCCCCAGACAAACTATACTCCCCTTTTATATTATCAGTATTAGTATTACTATCTACTATCTGTGCTGTTAAATCATCCTTTACATTTCTACTTAAATCTGTTAGAGGTAGCTTATCCTGTACCGCAGTACGGGAGAGGGAGCGGAGTCCACTATTAGACAGGAAGATTACATCATCTCCAACATGAGCCACACTATCTCTCGCTATACAACCAATCCCCTCTATAACCTCATCCAACGCCATATTAACTGGATCCCAAGGATTATTATAGAGGGCTATATTGCGCTTGCCGAAGATGACAAGCTTCCCTCCAAAATCAGCAAGAGCAATAATCTCATCCGCACCCCACACCGTCTTTAAATCAATCGTACCCTGGGAGCCTACATCAGTCCAAGTACCACCCCAATTTGTACATTCTGTCTCGGTTGGGTAGAGCGCACCTAAAGAACAAAAACCCACATCATTCCATATATGACCCTGTAAGGTATCAGAGTAGTAAACTACATCTCTCGTACCCGTAACCCCACCAACCCATAACCTACCAAACTCACCCAGTACACAGTTACCCTGTGGTGCGGTTCCCGCATAACTGGTAACATCATCTATATCCTTCCATGTCGTACCATCATAATTAATCATCTTAAAGCCACGCTGAACCCCGTAAAGCTGATTATTAAAATTGGTAAATTGCCAGTTCCCATCTGTTATCGTTTGAGGTGTACCACCAAATACTTGAGCATCTAACTGCCAAACTGTCGTACTCTCATCAAACTTATAAATCTTATCATTCGCCCCACAAAACATCTCATAAGTACCATCCGCCTTACGATACTCGGTAATACTCCTAACAATATCACTATTAGAAGAGTTACTCCCTATAGTCTCACTATACTGCTTTATCCCCTTACGAGTTGTAATCCGTCCAGAGGCATCTAAGACAATGTTATCCGCTCTGGTTAACCATTCCGGTGGTAAATAACCAGCATTAGATTGAGTGTTTAAACCAAACACTCCCACATTACTTAAATTAATAGGCGTTAGATTCTTTGCACTCATACTGAATACCAGAGAGTCTCTCTAACCACCCTCCCACTATCTTGAGCAATGGCATCTGATAACGCCTGCTGATACTGCATGAATACCATATCAGACAGCGAACCACCATCCTCCCCACGCTCTGAGATAGCTCTCGCCCACGCACCTAAAATTACTGGCATCGCTGTTATAGAGAGAGTATCAGCAGCCTCTGTTAACTCATCTTGAGGGTCTACTGTTAATACATCAATATTATAAATAGCATCAGGAGTGGGGTAGAAACTAATCTCAGCACTAGAAGCAGTACCATTTATTACATAATTACTAGGTCTATTATTAGTCATGGAGGGGTAGGCTGCCTGCTCTAAATAACTATCATCAATTGGGGAGAGTTCGGAGCCAGTCCCCCTATCATAAACAGATAAGACGCGCACCCTCTCATTAGTATTAGTTAGATTATAATCCCTAGTTCCACTAGCTGTGGTTATAGCAACCTTACTCCGTAACACAGTCCAATTATGAGCATCTTCAACCTCCCTCTTAGTCTCATTAACGAAATCCCCAATCAATTGTTGATACTTTCCTATACTAGCATTATCAATCAAAGCACCACCCCAAACAGACACAGTATCCTCACGCAAGCGTCTTAATACCGCATTAATTATATCTTTATACGTCATCTGACTTTACCACCTTTGGTTTAATTTTCTGTTGGGGAGAGGGTATAAAATAACCTAGCACTAGAGGTACTATTAAGAATAGACCTAACAGCCAACCACCTATCTCTACTAACTTACCCAGTAATGGGAAGAAGCCGGTTACAGGTTCAGGACAGGTCTTAGGAGATATAATCGCCTGATCCACCACCCCTCCTGCACCTGCTCCAACTACCGCACCAATTACTGGGGGGATGCCAGTTAGATAACCCACACCCGCTCCTACAGCAGAGCCTGTGGCGGAGATACCACCACTCTCTAATAAGGCGCAACCCGCCCCACTAAGACTTAAAAGAAGTAGGGTGAGTAGGAGGAGCTTCTTACTTCTTCTGACCATTTCTCAACAACCCATAAATCTCTTTTAGCATACCTTTAATATCTGAAATATCCCTATGATGATCCTCTTTAGCTACATACTTTCTTGGTAGCTCAATTTGGTCATCAGTAACCTTCTTTTCTAATTGGTCCAAATCATTAGCTATACGCTTAATGAACCAATATAGAGGTCCGATACCTATTGTTAGTATTATATTCCAGAACAGTAGGGGTGGTACTTCCATATAAACAGCTCCTAATTAGTGGTTGTCTCATTTCCAGAATCTGTCTCTGTATCTGTTTCTGTATTATCATCATCCCCATCATTTGATGTGTTATCATCATCCCCATCATTAGATGTATCGGAACAATCTAAAGTATCTTGTCCAACACAGATATCTGTCCCGCCTCCACCTGTGCTAACCTCAACCTTAGTGCAACCCCCCACCACTCCTAAAAAGAGGAGGAGGAGGGTGGAGATTGAAAAAATAGTTAGTAGTGGTTTAATAGTCTTATTCATGTATCTTCTCCAGTGAGATTGAACTTCTCGCCTCCCATGTTCCTATCTCTAAAGAAACTCTGCCCATAATCGGTACACAGCTAGATAGGAGTAAAGATGTGAG